AAGCTGGTAGCACAGGCGTTGAAGGAGGGCCTAGTTCAACAAGACCCTATGTCGGGTGCATACGATGATATTGACTCTGCAGCTAATGCCTTCTACGGTTCCATCGGGGATTACGACCATAAGGCAGAACAGTCAGGGGCTATATATTCCGACCACGACGGTAAGTATCACTATTCCGTACCCATGGCGCAGGCTGATGATAACTTCAAGATGCGGGTGGCCCAAAATGAAAACGCCAAGCTGGCTGCGATTTTCCACACTCACCCGGATGCTTCGCAATCTATGCTCTTTTCTCCACAGGATGTGCAGGTAGCTCAACAGCTGAAGGTCCCGAGCTACATTCATTTTGAACACGACGGTTCGTTGAAGAAATATATCCCAGGAGTGACTCCGGTTACTCGGGAATCAGTGGGGTCTAGTCTCGGCGCCAAAGTGAGTAAGGGTGAGCTGGTGAAACAAATACTGATTGCAGCTGCCCTCAAGGAATAGTATACTATCGCCGGAGGTAACTGATGGAACTAACAATCACAGGCCCAAAGACTTTAGTACTCACTCCTACAACGCTCGCTCTAGTACTGGATTCTCTCGCAGAAAAACCCTTTCGTATAGCACAACCGGCCATACAAGAAATCGTTTCTCAACTCACCAAGGAACCGCAGAATGAACAGCCCTCAGCCTCTTCCAGTAGACCCGTCGCCCCTTCCGTCAACAGCAGCGACAACGGGAGCGGCAGCGCTCTCAACGGTGCTGGGCTACGGAGCAATGGTGCTAGGTCAGAAGTTCGGGATTCCGATCGATGTGGTGGGGAGTCTACTGGGATTGATCATCAGTGGAGGAATGACACTATTCCATCGTAGTACACCCCCGGCTCCGCCGACCCCAGCAGCGGTCGCCAAGGTTGCGAACTCTCAGCAATGACCCTACTGGAGACGCAGTTCTTATTTTCTAAGCTCAGCGTCCAACTGTTAGCCCGTATTCTCGCTACGGGCTATCAGTTCACGTATGGTCAAACGAGCCGTGATCCACGAGTTGCCGCGCTGTATGCTGATGAGGGTATTGGGATCAAACACAGCCTTCATTCTGATAGGCTTGCCATTGACGTGAATCTCTACAAGGATGGCCAGTATCTCACCCTTACATCTGACCACAAACAATTCGGGGACTTCTGGAAGGGCCTCCACCCACTTTGTCGTTGGGGCGGTGATTTCTCTAAACCAGATGGGAATCATTATAGCCTCACATGGCAGGGCCGCGCATAACGTAGGCCCCAGCACACGCTGGGGCCACTCTGCGCTAATCGATGGCTGAGAAGCTGGACCTATTTAATCGGTGCCGTACAGGTTGCAATCTTACCTGTACTATCCAATGAACAACTCCAATTCATGGGCACGAATGTGTCAGGACACACGGGCTGAGGTGGGGGCGGAGGAGTTAGGGCAAAGGTAGGGATAGCTGACTTGGCAATGACTTGCGACACGTCCTTCCCTGTCGCATCTGTACATGCTCCAGTAGCGGTAACTGCTCCGGACGGGCATGCGACCAATAGATCAGTGGATCGGTAGGCGGTATAAGTGTGCTGGTAGATCGGAGTGGTTTTGGAATTACTCGCGATGGCATGAACTGTATCCGTGAGTGGGAACCACTGATATTTGCAGGTGCTCGATGGCCAGCTCTGCGCAGGTAGAGGACTTGGGCACCCTGCTATCATCGGTGCGGAAGTGGGAATTTGAGCATCGGCAAAGGCCATCAGTGCCGCTGCTCCCGTAAAAGCAATCGTTAATCGGTATCGCATTGTTTCTCCTCAGGTAAAATGCCGCTTGTCAGGCACCCGCAGCGGCTTGGACGGTTGCATAGGACCCTCCCCCATTATGGTTGTCTAGAGTGGCGGGGGAGGCCCGCGCCCACTGCGGGAAAGCGTACCACTCCAGACCCAATTCACTTGTTCAGTTCAATATACTTATCCAAAAAATGCCTCGCTTTCTCTAAGTCTTGTATGCCACCTTTGTCTTTCCAACGCATGACGTACTTAGTGATCTGACCTTGGAAATAGTCTAACTTCCACTGCCAGACGATATCCCAGTGCTCAACTGCACCTTCCTTCTTATAGTGGGTCCCACCCACTTGTCTCTTGTTAGCATTAGACATGCACACATACCCCCTATAGTACCGTTAAAAGTTTCCAGGGGCAACCTGGAGACACGTGTATCCTGCCGCACGCCAGGAATCCACGACCCGCTGTCGGTCCTCTATTACGAATAGAGTACGCTCCTTCAGTTTACGTTCGTTTGCCCATTTGATTTTCAACTCTGTATCCTGAGTTCGGTCGTCAACGGGGCGCATAACTAGATGATCGTAGTAAATTCCGTATTTGTCTAGCCATTCTTCCGTCTGTTCTCGTACCGCTTCGCTGCGTCCTGATAAAATCCAAACAGTGTACCCTGCCTCCATGGAGCTCAGCAAGGCTATGATGGGATGGTTAGGCTCATCTTCACCACAGGCTGCGAAATAAGAGTCCCAGTCCTTGGGCTCTTGCCGCAGATATTTCTCCGCCCTGTGCTCATCCAATGCCAAGGTCCCATCAAGATCGCAGATTATTACGTCTTTCATACCACTCCTTACAGGCGAGTCGCCAGTCAGTTGCTGCTATTTTTTCGATGTGAGCATACCTCATATCTTTATTGAGGTACGCCGCGTAGATTGGTTCTGCTACTACTGTTACCCAGGTAGTTTCTATTTCGTGAAACTCCGCACCCACAAAGTTTTCACAGTCTTCCAAAAACTGCTCTACAGATTCTCCCTCGTCAAGAAGAGGATAGGGTTCTACTTGTCTTATTTTGTATGGGCTGATCCGTGGTGGTCCTCCCAAAATTTCAGCAATTCGGGGTAGCTGGGTGTAGACGTGGAGGTTGTTGGTGAGGGTTCGGCACACCCCTTGCCGTAGACCGGCCCCTCTTGCGATAAGTTCGTGAAGGAAGGACATGTGTACTGCGTTGGCCCCGAAGGCTCCCCAAATAGCGTCGTTACTTCGGTTCGTAACGAGCATGTCCAAAGTCCCGTCGATAGATCGGAAGTATATTTGAGTGTTGCATGGTTTATCAAGCCCTGAGTTCGGGTCAGACCCACCAAGGTCAGCTCTAGGATCCCACATGCCAATAACTGCACGTCTGGTCGTTGGATCTCTACGTAGTTGTTCAATGACTGCAGTAACTTGATCAACTCCGAAGTGTTTTCTCCACCTGAACCCGTAAGATGCTGGTAACGTGTTTTGATCATCGCTGTATTTCCCCATCTGCGTGTTAAATTGTTTGATCCAGGCAAGGTCTTTACTTCCCGCCATCATCCAGATGAATTCCATGACGTGAAAGAATGGATTTGCATTCCGGACTGGATCGAATAAAACTCGTTCTGCAGGTCGCAATATCATCGTCATGACAGGCTCCTGTATAGTCAGTACAGGGCCATTCCTACTCTGTTCCTCCTTACCGTTGATCTTTATCTGCCATTTCATTTCTTCGTAGGCTTCGTTTACATCACGACCTATGATATTAACCATTGTAACTCCTCTTGCTACGGCCCGTACCGGTTCGTACTCGCATGTATTTGTCAAACTCGCACAGGCAGTTCTGTAGGTCTTGATTGTCTATGTATGGGATGTCCTTTCCTCTAAGAGCAAGGTCTACGTCCTTACGAATACTCCCAAAGGGTAGCTTGAAAGTGAGGGGTGTGATCATTCCAGGCTTGCCTGCCCACCACCAGCTCGCCCCCCGCACACTACCGGGGCCCGGCACTACAAAGGTCCGCTTGTCTGGAGCCATGTAGAGCGGGTGGCCGGGGGTGTTCTTTAGGTCCGCCACAATTTGGCCCGCCAGGAAGGAGCCAATACCACCCACATCTTGAAGTTGCCGGGCCATAACCTCGCAGGTGTTGGCAGCCTTCAGGCTATCTGTCAGCTTGTACACGGCATCTAATACCTGATCCGTCAGGTAGTCGATCTTGGGCATTTTCTGCCCGTGGGTCGTTATGACGTAGGCATTTCCCCAGATTTTTCCATCTCTAGCAAGCCCTTCAAGCGATGCTCTAAGTTCTCCTGGATTGTGCTCATAGAGATAACCTGTTCTCTGGATAGTAGGCGGCCAGTTGATAAATCTCGAATAGACGATATTATACTCAAAGAACCGTTCTTGAACGAAAGGATTGTAGAATGTTCGTATGAATTGGGTGACTCTATCATTTTCCCTATGAACGTTGCAGAAATAGGTTCGTTGGAAGATTTCATCCGTACTCCATGGTTTCGGTAGGTTATTTTTTCGCTTCAAAAAGATGTCATAACGTTCCTGAATCCAATACAGGAATAGGTCGCGGGGGTTAGGTTCCACGGTTGGCTTCCCTCAGTATCGTATTCAAGGCGGTTATATCGTCCGTTTCCATGTCCGGACTGGGGGCCTTCCCCTGCTTCCATAGAAGCCCCGCTGCATACAATTTCTTCCACTGGCAGGTGTAATCGTATCTCACATCACCCATCCATTTGGCTACCTTCGGCCGACGCTCGACCAACTTGACGTATCCCGGAAAGCGCGCCGCAAGGTACTCCACAGCAGCACGTTGCATATCAGGAGTACGGTAGATAGAACAACCACCTGGAGCCTGACAAGGTCCATGATCTTGGAAGTGGGTAGTGATGAGAGCATTAGGGAGTCCTCTGCTAAGCAGAGTACAGTTAAGGACCACGTCAGCCAATATAGGAAATTGATCCACCTTAATGTCTGATACCACATTGCGATTAATCCCCTGTATGCAAATAATTCGCCCATTGAGTGCATAGGGCGGCGCGGTATTCTGCCCCATCTGGCGAGGGTGTACGCCTACGAGGGGATATTGATCCAACAGATATTCTATCTGTTCAAATAATCCGTGTGGGCCTTCTATCTCTACTGGATCTCGTATAGTGAGAAGTCTATCCCCTAGCTTCTTAGAAAACACTAGATCATCGTCTAGAATGACTGCCTTATCATTCAGGTCTAACCGCTTGGCCTCCATTATGAACTGTACTTTCTGACTGTAGTTTTGAACCGAGATGGGTACTCCATAGACCATATGAGGCCCATACACATTGACATAGTCAGTGTACTCGTAACTAGGTACGAGTATCTTAGTTCTACCAAGCCAACTTTTCGGTACCCATTTGAGCGTGTTCACTTTGCCCGCACGCCCTCGGGACATGATATATAGGTTCATTCGTGTAGGCCCACCCCTCCCCGAGATACTATCTCTGCTTCAATTTCACGGGCTTCTTCCATAGAAATAACGTAGAATTGAATAGCGTCGGGGTGCCCTCTAGTTAGAAACACTTTATCTGTTGGAAAACTAGCTATATCTTCTGCGGTTAGTAGAGCGTGGTTATTTCCATATTTCCGCACCAACATGGCGCACATTTTCTTCCAATTTTCTTCTCCTCGTATCTGATCCATCACCTTGGGTTGATCAATTGGCTTTTTCATCATTCCCCTCCCGTGCAACGGCGACAATATACTCCCGCAGACCAGGAAAGTCCTGGTATATGTTGTCTAAAGCCTGTTTGCGCTGCCACACGTTCGGTGTGCGGTCTACCAGCTCCTGTAACCCCACCATAGAAATCACAAACCCTTTCACAAGTGCCTCTAGGGGCTTATGCTGCAGGATGTGGTGTAGGGTGAGGTCTCCTGCCTTCGTTAAATTTTCAATAACTACATCTTGTCTGATTGCCATATAATCCTCGTCAGTGTCGAAGACAACTGTGCCCCCTTTCGGGGGCACAGGTAAGGCCAGAGCGTTCCCGGTAGGGTAACCGGCGCACTTTCTCTGGCACATTACGCTGTTGGTGGAGTTTCCTCCACTACAGGGGGTTTTTCCAGGGCGATAGTGCCGTCCTGGACAAAAAAGCGGAGCCAACCACGGGGCGGGTCTTCGCTGTTCTTTTTGGCTTCCAAAAATTCACTCACCGGCTTACCTGCAAAGCCAGAAATTTCTTGGAACCAAGCCAGCCTAGAACCCCGATACTTGTGAGCCTTTTCAGGTACAAGGGCGATGATGGCGGTTGGACTGAAGCCATAATCCGCGCGGGGAGCACGGGGCTTCTTCGGTGCATTCGGATCAGCCTCGGCCTTGAGGGCCTTTTCTTTCTTCGGCTTGGGTTCTTTAGGAGCCTTCGCAGCCTTAACCGGCTTTTCCGGAGGCGTGGGTACACTTGAAGCAACTTCCGTGTGATGCACGGGTCGCTTGGTCGGCGGAGTCAAGTCAGTGGTTTCCATTTATTTTCCTCGAAACGTAAAAGATGCGTCATGTGTACCTTACCATGAGCTGTCGCTAATGTAAAGCACTAGAGCGCATGGGTCGCATACCTTTGCTCGTCAGATATCCTACAGCTAACGTGTTTGGTAGTGAGGCCTCAAATTCCGTTGGGGAAGAATATATCTGTACGATATCCCCTTTAGAGTATTCATTTACAAATGTCTTTAGCGCATTGTCCCCTCTTTTCGTAAAGGCGCGGGTCACTATGTCACCTTCTTCATCTACCCACACCACAATATCGTAACCTTTTGCTTCTCGAGCGCTGGGTGGCCGCATACGTAATTATGTACTACTGGCCAATTCGTAGCTAGTAGCCGACAACGCTT